TTTACGGATCCACCTTACGGGATGAAATTGGGTGCAGAAGGTTTTGATGATATGCCAACAGCAAAAGGAACTACACATAAATCATATTCCAATGTGATAGGTGACGGATCAGATTTTACACCGGAACTTATCAATACTATATTTGCCTGTTTTCCAAATACTAAAGAAATATTTATTTGGGGTGCTGATTATTTTGCAGAATTGCTTCCTCAGAAAAATGATGGTAGTTGGGTTGTTTGGGATAAAAGGCAAGAAGGCGGAATGGATAATATGTTTGGAGCATCATTTGAGCTTTGTTGGTCAAAAAGCAAGCATAAAAGGGAAATAGCTCGAATATTATGGGCGGGTTATTTTGGGATGTCACAAGATGATACCAAAACAAGGGTACACCCAACACAAAAACCGATATTGTTAGCACAATGGTTTTTTAATAAATGGGGAAAAGAAAATGATTTAATTGCAGATATATTTTTGGGCTCAGGCTCTACAATGGTAGCATCCGAACAACTCAAACGCAAATGTTACGGAATGGAATTGGATCCAAAATATTGTCAGGTTATCGTTAACCGAATGATAAAACTTAATCCCGACCTAATCATTAAAAAGAACGGAGAGATATATATTTATGAATAAAACAAAGGCAGGAAGGCCAGAAATAAAAGTTGACTGGAAAATAGTTGATAAATACCTACAAGCTCAATGTGCATCAACAGGTATTGCAAGTTTATTAGGCATCTCAAGGGCAACACTTTACAGGGCGTGTAAGCGAGATAATAAAATTAATTTTGAAACATACTGCGAACAAAAGAAAGGCGAAGGTAAAGAGCTTTTAAGAGCTAAGCAATTTCAAACTGCAATGACAGGCAATGTACCAATGTGTATATGGCTGGGTAAACAGTATTTGGGACAAAGTGACAAAACGGAACTTTCAGGCAAAGACGGCAAAGACTTGATACCTATCATAAAAATAGGCTATGGACCAAAGGACGATTGAGATAGATTTTAATCCCGACCTTTTTAATAACGTTTATTGGCACCTAAAAGAAGCGTTTGAAAATGAGTTAATTCGTTTCATTTGGTGTTATGGTGGATCAAGCGCATCAAAGACATATTCAGTTGTTCAGTTACAGATAGTTCAAATGTTATCAGGGGCGGATCAAAACGCATTAATACTTAGAAAATATGCAGTCGATATAAGGGATTCAATATTTCAAGACTTCAAAACAATTATTTCGGATTGGGGAGTAGAAGATTATTTCACAATTCAGATCAATTACATTGAATGCAAATTAACTGGCTCTTATTGTCGTTTCCGTGGTTTAGATGACAGTGAAAAGGTAAAAGGCATAACGGCATTTAAAAGAGTTATATTAGAAGAGATAAGCCAGTTCAATGAGATAGACCTTAAGCAAATACGTAAAAGATTAAGAGGCCGAAAAGGTCAGCAGGTTATCGGTATTTTTAATCCTATCAGTGAAGAACACTGGATAAAAACAAAGATATTTGATTTAGAAATACTTTACGAAGCCGAAACAAATATAGCCGGGAAATGGATAAATGAAAAAGGCAATACCGTCATCTTGAAAACAAACTACTTGGATAATCGGTATATTGTAGGACCCAACTTTGTAGATCAACATACAATAGATGACTTTGAGAAAGATAAACTTACAGATAATGCCTATTATCAAATTTACGGTTTAGGTAATTGGGGCAAAATAAGAACCGGAGGGGAGTTTTGGAAAGACTTTAATGTAAATCATAATGTTCAAAAAGTACAATGGAATGAGGACTTGCCGATTCATGTAAGCTGGGACGAAAATGTAAATCCATATCTTACTTGCCTGGTCTGGCAAATAGTCGGAAAAACAGCAACTCAGATAGATGAAATATGTTTAGAGGATCCTCGGAATAGGGTCAGGCACGTTTGCAATGAATTTATGAAAAGATACCCATTAGAAAGAACGAAAGGAATGTATATCTACGGCGACAGAACCTCAGTAAAAGAAGACACAAAATTAGAAAAGGGCGAAAACTTTTATACCGAAATACAAATGTATCTAAGGGATTATCACCCAACAATGAGAATGCAATCAGTTAATCCATCAGTAAAACAATCGGGCGGATTTATAAATATGACCTATGCCGGCAGAACAGATATTGAAATAATAATCGGAGATAATTGTAAGAAAAGCATCTATGATTATCAATATGCTTTAGAGGATTCTGACGGCACAATTAAGAAGACAAAGAAAACACATCCCGTCACAAGAGTATCTTATGAAGAGTTCGGCCATGCCTCAGATGCAAAGCGATATATTATAACAATGGCTTTTGCAAATGAATATCAAACATATTTAAGAGGTGGCAGAAAAACAGTTCCCTTAATTGGGAAAAATGTCAGCAGGAACAGCTATTAAAAAATAATTAGTTACAAATGTATCAATTAGCAAAACATAATGTATCTTTGAAAAAATAAATCAAACTATTGGCCAATGGACAGTTTTATTTTTATAGGGGACTATTATAAGTCAGTCCAAAGTGAAAATTTACTTCAGATAATCGGAAACGATTTAACAATTTTAGAATCAATACAGCGAGCGGCAGTAGAAGAATGCATCTCGTATCTTAAACAAAAATACGACACCTCACAGGCATTTCAACCCGTTACAAAGTGGGATAAAACAAAATCTTACAATGCAGGGCAAACCGTGTATTTAGATGCACCGGCCTATGACGCCACGAAAACATACGCTTTGGGTGTGCTCACTTTGCAGCTTGGTAATGTTTATCAGTGTTCAACAGCAATAATCGCACATGAAGCATTTACAGCAAGTCACTGGACCTTACTCGGCGTTCAATACGCTTTGTATTATGCAGCCTATCCAAAGGGCCTGTTCAATTACAAAACCGTTTACGAGAAAACAAATCAGGTATTTTGGAGAAACAAAACATACACCTGCCAAATTAAGACTTCGATATTAGATCATGAAGCTCAACTTCAGATCGGGGTTGCAGGTGTTTCTTCTATCTCAAACGTATTCCCGGATGATCCCATTAAGGGCGTTCAATATTGGGGCTCAGGTACGAGTTATACTATTGCAGCCAATACAGCAATAACCGATTCAGCTTGGACACAAGGCGACAATAGAGATCAAAAGCTATTAGAGGTTTGCGTAAACATCGCTCTTTATAAAGCACACATGAGAATAGCACCAAAGAACATTCCCGAATTAAGGATTATAAATTACATCGGCAACGGTGAAGATCGTGAGGTTCGAGGGCAAAGGGTTTTATATCCCACGTATTGCTCTTTGGGGTGGCTGCAATCGGCTGTTATCGGAAATGATATAACACCGGAATTACCTTTATTACAACCAGAGCAGGGTGGTAGAATACGATTCGGTGGCCAAGTAAAAACAATAAACAATTATTAGAATGGCAAACCTATTTCAACAGGCATGGACATATTTAAGTCATTCCACAGATTCAGATAAAAAGAAAAAAGATTTAAATGATTTTCCTGCCCGGGTACAATTCCAAAGAATAAGACAAGATATTCAGTCATGGCGCGAAGGTGTAACGGAGGCAGAGCTTGCTTTTTACCCTCACAGGGTTAAGCTCCAGAAGCTTTATATTGATACGATTTTAAACGGACATGTTACGGCCTGTTGGTCAAAACGCAAAGCATTAACACTTTTAAGAAAGTGGGAATTTGTAGACGGAAAAGGCGAGACAGATCAAAAGACAACCGATATATTTTTAAATACCGTAAAAGGCCAAAGTCAAAACAAACCCTGGTTTAATAAGTTCATTAATCATTCAATGGATGCGATTCCTTTTGGCTATACGCTTATTTCTTTAGGAAATGTGGTAAATGATGAGTTTCCAGATATTGACATTGTAAGGCGATGGAATGTATCACCAGACAGATTAAATATTACCAGGTTTGTTTATTCACTTTCAGGACTTCAGTTTATGGATGACCCTGAAGTGAAAGATTGGGTCATTTGGATTCCTACTTATAACGAAATTGGAAGTTCAAAATGTGGATATGGGTTGCTTTACAAAATAGCTAATTATGAAATCTACCTTAGAAACCTTTTAGGCTTTAACGGTGACTTTGTAGAGCTATTTGCACAACCTTACAGAGTAGGTAAGACGTCTTCAGTTGGCAAAGAAAGAGATGCACTCGAAGCGGCTTTACAGCAAATGGGTTCGTCTGGTTATGCAATTATTGACCCATTGGATGATATTGAGTTTAAAGAGACGGCATTAGGCGGCACGGGATACAAAGGCTATACCGATTTTGAACAAAGACTTGAAAAAAAAATCAGTAAGATTATTTTAGGGCATGCTGATGCTATTGACAGCGTACCGGGCAAACTCGGAAACAATAACGTAAAGAGTCCGGCACAAATAGCAATGGAAGAGAAACAAACCGAGGATGGATCTTTTATTGCAAGCATTGTCAATGATCAGTTATTTGAAAAGATGCGGGCGTTAGGTTTCGATATTCCGCCGGACACAAAAGCCGTTCTTAAAAATGACAGCGAAATAATGGAAATTAACAACGCTGTAATTCAGCAGGCGGTCGAAA